CTAAAACCTCTCGAACAGTTTAAGAAACTTGTAGAGGTTTTTTCTGTATATGTGATGATCTCATCATCAATTTGCAAAAGGCCATAATGATCTGGAAATCCATTTGTTGAAGATACTTCTATCTTAGTGTTTACACCTCTTATATCAGAAGATAGTGTTGTAGATTCAATTAAATTTGAAAGATTGTCAAGATTTAAGTATTGATCAATATTTTCAAGCAGATTTGCAGGTCCACCTTGATAGTTTTGTGAAATATAATATTGCGTTAAAAATTCACCAAGAAGTGGGAAGTCATCTCTTAAAAAACTTGGGAGTTGATTTTTAACTACCAGCGAAGAATCTACTCTGTTAAACATATTACTAGCTTCTGATTAGTGGTGATGAGGTATTACTAAAGTAACTTTGAGATGATTTGTAACTCGATCCAGAAACATCTGAACCAGAGGTTATTGGATCAACTATTGTAGTAATTGTACTATTACTATTATCTAGTTGAATATAAAGGTCCTGTTTTCCGATGACATCATTTGAAGCAGGTGGAACAGATATTTCTATTACCTGATCTGGATCTGTAACAACTGTTGAGATTATATTGATAGATGTCAAAAGTATTTCTCCTTTAACATAATCAATGGTTCCCACATTTCCTGCAACTCTAACTGGTTCTAAATCACTATTTAATCTAAACAAAAAGATAGATCCTGTTTTGAGATCTGCAGCAGGTTTATCAGATAGGTATAAAGTTTCTGCTATTCCACTAACTCTAAATCCAGAAGATCTAACATTATATCCATTTCTATCTCTTACAAATAAAGCATTTCCATAACAAACCTCATATTCAGTAAATTGATTGAATAGTGGTTTCATATCCCTTCTTATCTCTAAGTTGGTGATGTTAGAAACAACAGAGTCATGACTATTATCAATTATTCCAAGCAACTTACTGTATTTTAATCTAGATCCAAACTTATTGAGCTCAGAGGAATCAGCATACTTTTCTATGTTGGTAGAAACACTACTCTTAACAGTTTCTGGGCCTCCAACTAAGTTGCTGTTGTAATATACACTAGTCTGATATTCGATGAATAAGAACTTCAGATCAAGTATATTGACTCTAATTGAAGCAACACTATACTTACTCAGGTCTGCAATAATATTATTTTTTATTGTGCTAGGAACAAAATTTCCATTTGTTGGTTTGATGGAAAGGAATATTTCACCAAATCTTGGTGGGTCTAAAGTTTCTCCTCCATATGCAACAACAGATTCTGCTTCTGCATATATTCTTGGAACAATTGCTTCATAGTCAGCAGCAGTAACTGCTCTATTTTGTGCGGAGTATACTCTAGGAGCAAACTTTTTAATTGATGAAATGCTTTCAATATCTTGTCCACCACTGGTTGGATTGACTGGAGATAATCCAGAGATGTCAGAAGTCACAACAGTGCCACTATTATCAACCAATCTTCCCGCAAAAGAAAACTGAGATACATTGTTTGCCTCTGGGCCACTAGTGGTTGAATAATATACTACAATATAATTTGAGTTTTCAAGTTTTGTTCCAAAGACACCATCACCAAAGATGAGTTCATACTGCTCATCTGCTGTTTCCTGAATAAAGAATACATTTGAATCAGAGTTAACATTAAAAAGATCTTCCTTCAGATGAAAATTTCTTTTTGTAGAACTAGTCTTAGTGTCATATACTTCGACTCGAATAAGAGAAGTATCTACATCAGAGTTATTGATAATAAACTTTTGTTGTGTGTTTGAACTATCTACAACAAAATCTGCCTTTAACGGTGTTCCTTCATAGATTTTAATTTTACTAAATGTTGCAACATCATTTACAACGGGAACTGTGATATCGTCTGGTACTGTAAAGGTATAGTTTAAGTTTCCAAATTTTCTAAGTGTTGTCGCAATCAATCCTCTCTTCAGTGTCAGAGTTGCTGGTGCATTAGATAAGCCCGAAACATCAACACTAAATGTTACTTCTGTACTGGATGCTTTTCTTGATCTCGGTACGAATCCAATATTTCTTGCGAGTGCAACAACATTCTCTCTTAATGTTGCACTATCGAGGAAAACCTCGTTACTTACCATATTGGCATTATAAGAATTGATATAAGTATTGTAAGCAAGTATATCAATAATCGCAGAAAGGTTAGAACCCTCAAAGTCGTAATCCGTAAAGTTGCTATTAGCCTTTACGTATTCTCTGATTGATTCCTTTATCTGTGTAAAGTCTAGATTTGAAAAATTAACTAATGGCATTTATTTAATACCTTGATGGTTCTGTAATAGAAAATTCAAGTTCTACTGTAGGTAAATTCATTCCTATAATATTATAATTTATCTGAACATCATATGCGTTTTGTTCAAGATTTACTTTTACAAGCACTCCATTCTGGGGATTCAATTTAACTCTTGGTTCATTATTTGTAATCAGGTTTACAATTGTATCCTTCAATGCAACCGCAGATAGATTATCTATATTCTCAAACAAAGAATTATATACATTAGATCCAAAGAGAGGTTGAAAGAATTTCTCCCCTCTATTTGTAAGCACTAAGTTACGAATAGATCTGTTGATAGCCTGCTCATTCTGCAAAGATATCAAGTCAAAGTTAAGAGGATTCACCTTAAAAGACATACTAATGTCCTTAAAGAATCTACTCTTATTATTTGCGTCCTGAAGAGGCATTGAAACCTACTCTACCACTGAGTTTATTTATTACCTATTTAACCACGTTCTTTAGCAGTTTTCCAGAAATAATTTTCATCGTTACCAAGACCATCACGATCGTGTCCATTCTCAACCTGATAATATACGGTAGACACTTTAAAGTCAGGTGTCAGAGGTTCTGCTGGTGTTAAACTATTGTCATAAATCCTTGTTCGATTATTAGGATACAAACAATATTGGCCGTTATCTAATTCAATTAAATTATGAGACTTATGCTCTGATGGGTTTTCACTCGTTGCATAATCAATCGTATCTGGATCTTGATGATAATTGTCTATGGTACACACATAGGTGCCCATCTGAGACCCGAAGTCCCTTGTGTAGACCTCATAGTGCATAGAACCAATAAACTGCTTCTGAACGGCAACTACGCCATAGTCCATACAATTCCAGAATTGTAGATTATGAAGTGTCATATCAGGAGTTGGTGTCTTTGGCTCAGACACAAATGCACTAATCGGTAACTTATCATACATTGCCGCATATTCAGGTAAATATGTCTCAAAATAAAAAGCACGCCCAGGAATCGACTTAATCGATACCCAGACGCCTTTAACAAATTCTCCATGACCAGATTGATGGTCAGTTAGATATTCTTTACGAACCCAGACTTCCTGAGAAGGAAGATTAGCAATCAAACAAGACATAAAACTACATACTCTTTATTTTCTTATTTAGAGTGGTTTCGCGGGGTTTTGAAACGCGGTTTTTATCTATAACCTCCTCGTGGCATTGGTTGGATCTCACCAGGGAAGAAAGGAAGCTCAGGCATAGGGTAACAAGGGTTCTTTCTCGAACCACATCTTTTTCTAGGACTTGGGAGTTCAGGCATTCTTGAACAAGGGTTCTTTCGTGTACAACGCTTTGGAGAATGGATAAACTGCCCTCCACCAGGTCCGGCTTCGACAGGAGTGCTGCCAATGATACCAGCAGTAGTAGCGAGCATCAGGGGAAGAACGAATAGTTTAGTCATAATAGAATTAAAGATATAAAAAAAGGACCCGAGGGTCCTCTTGTATTTATCGTCCTTGACCACGATAACGCTTCTTCGCACCATTACGAGAAGATGCTGCATATTTTGTGTGTTGACCAGAGCCTTGCCGAGTCTTCTTGGGCTTCGACTCAATATGAACATTACCTGAAAGGGATTTACGCGATGCCATAATAAATTTCTCCTGTGTTTAATATCAAAGAATACGAGTCTTTTCGTGTCCTACACGAATCCGAGGGTCACACCAGATCTCAAATCCTGCATCTTTTGCATCAAGACAGAATGAGACATCCTCACCACACATGTCTTGTACACTTCCAGATTCAAAGACTTGCATCTTCGGAGCAAACCAAGGATACTCTAGATTCTCAAAGACTCCATTCTTAATCAATACCCATCCAAATCCAGTGTAATCAACTGTAAATGGTTTCTTACGCTTGGACAAAGTATCGACAGTTTCGTGATTCATCACTCCACCATTCTTACGGAAGTCATCTTCTTCAAGCCAATGTGCAACAGATGTTGTATGTCCATCTTCTGTTGCATACCATCCTGCAACAACTTCTTTTTCCTCACCTTCTTCATTGATGGCAAGATCACACAGTTGCCAGAACTTCTCACTGTTGAATACAATGTCATTATCAATCCACAACTGATAATCATATTCCAACTTACCA